TGGAGCCGTTGTTCACAAACAGATAGCATTTGCTGGCTACGTTTGTTCCTAGCGGTTTCAACTTCACAAAGCCAACAAAACCGCCGTTCGTAGCGTCAGCCGTGAAGATGGTCGTTACCGTACCAGTTCCATCGGTAGCGGTGTTCGCTGCGGTGACGGCAGCACCTATACCGAATGCAGGTGTTCCGGTCCAGATTGGCTCAGTGTTGGTCCAGGGCATTTTTACCTCAGTGCGTAGGGGCTAGCGAGAGTTCGCCCGCGTGTGTTGATCGACAGTCCAGACAAGGTAACGAATACGTCCTTTGTCCCGGCAGAGAAGTTAACCAGCGCATTGCTGTTCGATGACTCAATGACTTGGTTACGTGTGAAAGTGGTCCCACTCGCAACGAGCCCTCGGCCTACCTCGTATTCAGTACCGGATTGACCGGCAATGGTGTAGTCAATGGGTTGCCCAACAGCAAGCACGGAAAACGCACGATAGCCATCAGGCGGAGAACCTGACACGGTTACGTCACCCGTTCCTGTGGTTGTGGACGTATCCTTGATTCGGTCTATCGGGTAGGGCATTACGGATTGCCCTCGGTGATCGTGAATGACGTAACAGCCACGGCCACACCAGCGGTAATGGAGGTGCTATTCAGGTTCAAATCAGACCCTGCCGTACCGACATTCCCGTCAAGAACAAACGTTCCGCCGCTTGTAACGATGCGGAACCACGTAGCCGTTCCGGTGTTGTTCGCGCTGGAGTCTTGTGTAATGGCGTTTAGCGTCAACACACCAGCAGCAGCAGCGGGAGCAAACGTGGCATTGCAGGTCAACTCCGCAAGCAAGGTAGTCGCAGCGCCACCAGTTGCAGGTCGAGCACCGTCGTAGATGCGAAGCAGGGCGTTAGCCCCGGCAGCAGCGGTGATTTCGTCCAACATCGCGTTACGAAGGGTTGTCGCGTATGCCAGTGCCATTTATTGTTCCATCGCCCCAATTACGTTACCGGCTTCGTCGTACTGGAACTGGAATTGACGCTGCGGCTTTTGCGCTAGTTGTGCCAACTGTTCGCGCATCGCCATCATGGATTGTTCCGCCATCTGGTTAAACCCCTGAACAACAGCGGCAATCTGCGCCATGGCAATCTGTTGTTGTTCGTTGCTCGCCCCCAGCGCAGCGGCTTGCTCCATCGGTAGCGCGACTTTCTCCACAATCTCCGCTTGCGCCTTCATGCGGTCGGTCTCGGCTTTCTCGCGGTCAATCTGCACCTTCTCACGGTCTAGCTGTAGCCTCGCCACCTCTATCCGCTTGTCCTGCGTGGTTGCCTTTAGCGCTGCGTCCATTTGCTGCAATTGCTGTTGCATGGCCTGCATCGATTGCTGCGCCTGCTGGATAACGGCCTGTACCTCTGCGTTTTCACCGGCCTCGGCTTGCCGAATCTCAGGGGGCAACATGGCTTTAAACCGCTGCGACATCTTCTCCGCGTTAGGCCAGTCCATTAGCTTGACCCACTCATCCCCCAACATTGCCAGCAATTGAGGGTTGCCGTTGACCAGTTGGGAGATAGCCTCTGCCGATTCCTGTCTGCGCGTGGTGTAAGCCGGTCCCACTTTTACCGCGATGTCGTATTCACCGACTGACGGGTTAATCAGTATTTCATTGCCGCTTTCCCTATAGGCTTCCGTCATCATCGGCTCTACGCGGACAAACTGGCTAACCTCATCCTCGCCCAAGATACGAACCACGCGCTGTGTGTCGTAAATCCTGGGGATTGCCTGAAGGATCACCCGGCCCAGTTGGGCGATTGAGATGGCGAGGTTATCGACATAGTGGAATGTCGCTGTATCACCCTCCCTTTGTCTGGCAAGGATAGCTTTACCGCTGGTTTCGTTGCTCTTTTGGCCTAGATTGGCCTCAAACATTCCGAACGCTGCCTGTAAGTCGCCTAGGCTTTGTTGCGCAGCACTCGCCCAGCCCGATTCAATCGAAGCTGGGGCCGTGCGCTGCGGCATGGGCAGTTGTTGCCCAGTGTCGGTGTAAGCATTGAACGGCAGGTAGGACAGATTGTCCGAATTTGCACGACTCCAGTGATTCTCGAAGCCCTCGATTGATTCAGACGCCGCCAGGAATGGGGCTTTAGGGGCTAGGGCTACGCGCTCGATAAACGCGCTGCGCTCATAGTTATACGAACGCTGCGGGTCTTTCGCCCTACGAACAAGCCCGCTGAACTTGCGTTTACCCTCTACGAACGACTCATCTCCAATCACAGGGATGATCGGCAAGAACTCGGACGGGAATTCGCTCTTTTCCAGCACTTGCCCAGCGGTCAGCTTGTACCACTCGCAGCGACGGGTAACGGTTACCTCTGTTTCAACGCCTTCTTGGTCAACCTTCCCGGCTTGGTACTCTTCCCAAAAGTCATCCTCTTCGTATTCCTTGTCGTCTTTCTTGATGACGTTCTTTTTCGTCTCCACGATGCGGAAATACTCAGCAATACGAACAGTGTCTTTTGTCGCCCAGCCGCTGTCGTCAAAGTCCCAATTGGACGCCTCTACCTTTGGCCAGCGCTTCTCGAACACCTTGCGCGGGATGTCCTCCCACACGATAGCCCAAAGCCCGTCCTGCCCGTCTGGCTCCGTACTGTCAGGGTCGAAATAGACGCTGAACACATTCGGGATGCGCTTGATCTTGAGGCATTGTTCGTTGGTTTCGTCGTCCTCAACCTCAGTAACAACCCTCAGCCAACCCACGCCACAGCGGGCAGAACTGGCAATAGCCGTATCGTAAGCAACCCCTGCGCGGCTGGTGTACTCGATCTGGCGGAACATGCCCTGCAGAACCTCAGCAAGTCGCGGGTCGCTACCGCTGTCCATCGGGATCAGCTTAATACTTGGTTTGTTCTGGCGGGCATCGTTCACCACCTGGTTGATGAACTGGTTCGTCCGGTCAAACGTCAGGCAAGGTCTTGCACCGTGCTTTGCTGTCTCACGGGCGCGGCGAACCTCATCCGGCCATTGGCGCGGGTCAGTGGGGTCGCTAAACCGCAGGTCATCCAGCATGTCAGCGCGCTGCTCTCCCCAATACTCTTGGGCATAGCTGAACCGCTGACGCGCTTCCTCGATGATCTTGTCGTCTTTTTTCATGCGCCCATCCATCCAGCGGAACTCATTTGACTGAACTCCGTTTTTTGCTCTTTGTGCTTACGCTTTGGCTTGACCAACTGAAGGCCGCGACCGATCAGGCCGCATACGTCCACAACGTCATCGTGTTTACCAGCGGGGAACCGGATCAACTCACCCCACACATCGGCTTTCCATGCGGCGATCTTTGGCAGAAAGACCTTGCCCATGCTTGCCAATGCCTGAAAAGACCGCGCCCTAGCCTCTTTGTCTGAAATGCTCGGGACCCACTCGATACGGCAGAATGCGTTTCTTTCCTGCATCCGCTTCATCAGGAACGGCTCAACGCTCCTGCGGATTGGCCCAGACTCGCCAAACCAGCATTGCGGCTCATAGCGCAGGATGAAGTCGCACTTTCTTTCGATCCACACATCCGCCGCAGTCTGACCGCGCCACATATCAACAACGTACACGTTGGAACTGTGGTCAACCCCGAAAACACCGTGTACCGTGTAGTCACCGCCGCCATCAGTCACGGCGTAGTCACTCGATCCGAAGTAGGTAAGTCCTGACGGTAGCTTGTCGTATTCAGCAAACCACTCAGCTTTGAAGTAGTCGCCATCCTCACCGGCTGGCTGCTGCTGATACAGCGCATTCCAGCTTCGCGGGTCTTGTTTGGCGGCTTGCACCATGTCATCTGTGAACCACTCAGGCCAAAGCCTTTCGCCGGGTTGTCTGCCAAGCGGGTCGTTTGTCATCGCTTCCATGGGCAACTCCAGAACGGTCCACTTGTCGCGCTCACGCTCCAGAATCCGCCCGCCTAGATCATCCTCGTGCCAACGGGTCATTACGACAATCTGCCTTGCACCTGGCTTTAGACGGGTCAGCAGGTCGTTTACGTACCATTCCCACGCTCTGGCCCTGCTGCGTTCGCTGTCCGCATCTTCCCGACTCTTTACCGGGTCATCAATCACCACAAGGTCAGCCCTTCGGCCAGTGATCGACCCGCCAACACCAGCGGCATAGTATTCGCCGCCTTTTTCAGTGTCCCACCGTCCGGCTGCTGTGCTGTCAGCAGATAGCCCGAATCCGTACACAGCGCGGAACTCATCGCTCCCGACGATGTTGCGAACCCGCCTACCGAATCTTTCCGCCAGTTCCTGTGTGTGGCTGGCTGCGATGATGTTTAGCGCAGGGTTACGTCCAAGGAACCAAGGCGGGAACTCCACGCTGGTGTAAGTCGATTTGGCCGATCCTGGCGGCATACAGACCATCAGCCGGGTTATTTCCCCGCGCTCTACAGCCTCCAAATGGTCAATCAATAGCTGATGATGCTTAGCCGGTTGCAGCCCAGCGTCGCGATATTCCATCCATGCGGACAGCTTCACCCTAGCAGCACGCCTAGAAAGTAGTTCTTTAGCAGCAATTGCTGGGCTAATCACGCTCATTTGTTACAAACTAGGGGTAAAACCCCGTGATTTCCGGCACTCGCTGTTACAAACATCACTCGGTTTTCACTTGTTTGGCTGCGATTGCGTTCAATTCGTCGTCGCTCAGCATCTTTGCAACGCCAATTGGCGGCAGGTCATCAGCGCCACCAAGTTGCAGCTTGTCGCCGTACTTCTTAGGGGCCAGCTTGGAAAGCAGCCATTTCCGGTTGTCAGCCTTGAGACGAAGCCCGTTCACCTCTACAGCCGTCTGCGCTCTTGCAGCCTGGTCGCCAATGTCCTCTAGCTCCTGCGCCTGAGCATCGAGCATGTCTTCCCTTGCGCGCGCGTATTGTACCGACAAGTCTTTATTTGCATCCACCATTCGCAAAAAAGACGATGCAGTCACATTATGAGCTACACAGGCTTTTCTCAGGCTTTCCCCTGTGCGCATTGCCTCTAATACCGCCTCTTGAACCTCTGGCGTGATTGTTGATTGGCGCGACACTTGAGTTTTCTCCTGCCTGTCCTGTTAGCACTCGCTAACATCATTTGATTGTGATTTGCATTGTATTAGGGTTTGTCCCTATATGCAATGTTGTGGAGGGGCACTATTATTCACCTATCAACCAACCGGGGCGCAAC